TAATGAGTCAGTGATGGCTGAAGATATTGGCGTAACAGGTTCGAAAAATTTTGATGTTAAGGTTCTAGAGATCATCAATTCTGGAGGTCAAACTGTCGACCTTCGAAAAATCTATATTGAACTGCAACTATTTCAAGACATCTATTCATCTGTTATGAGTGGAAGTATTGTCGTGCAAGATGGTCATGACATCTTTAGTAACTTTTACTTTTGCGGTAATGAGTATTTAAAATTGTCTATTGACAAACCGTCTCTAGGCAAACCAATCGAAAAGATCTTTAGAATCTATAAGACTGGCAGCAGAAAACCTGCTTCTGATTCAGGTCAAACATTCGTACTTTACTTTTGCTCTGAGGAGTTAGTTTTCTCAAATCAAAAGAAGGTAAGCAAAGCATACAAGGGTAAGAAAACCGTCGATATCGTTCGTGATATTCTATTGAACGAATTAAAGGTTGATCCATCTAGAATTAAAAAGATGGATACAACAAGCGGTGTTTATGATTTAGTGGTTCCAGGAATGAATCCTCTCGAGGTTATTCAATGGGCTGCATCTCGTTCATATGATGCCAGTAAACCACCAAAATACTGTTACTTCTTTTACGAAGATCGAGATGGATTCCAGTTTAGATCTTACAATACTCTAATCAAAGAGAAGCCGCTTAAGACATTAAAATACGAAATCAAAACAGTTGATCAAGACCCAGCAAATAACAAAGACTCTATTGACGCTTTTGAGATTCGTAGCGAGTTTGATGTAATTAAAAATCTTCAAAATGGTGGGTATGCCTCAAGACTTTTATCCGTAGATATCTTCAGTCAATCTTTTTCTTATCACGATTATTCGATTGAAACTGCAGAAGCGCAGAATAATCTGTTGAATAAATTTAAGGCAACTAATGCTCTTAAGAATATGGATAAGAAGCCAATCACTGCTACGCACGATTCTCTATTTCTAACAAACATTGCGATTAACGATACATCCTCTGAAAAATCAAATGACAGAGATAAGTGGATGATGAACCGCGCATTGCATATGACAGCAATGCATAATACCAAAATTAAAATTGTGATTCCTGGAGATATTTTCTTGAAAGCTGGTGAAGTTGTTAAGTATGAGTTTCCAAAGTTCGAAGGCGCAGATGCAAAAGGTAAAGTTCCAGATGAATATCGCACAGGAAACTATCTTGTGTCGGCTATTTGCCATAAGTTCTCTGGAATGGATAAGGGAGATTTCGAGAGCATTGTAGAGTTAGTTTCTGATTCTTTCTCAAAACAAATCCCTGCTGCAAAAGATGGGCTTGAAAAAGTCACGAGCAAATTCTCATGAAAGCGCGCAAGAATTTTATAGGTCTTGAGGGTTTTGTTTGGTGGGTTGGCGTTGTCGAAGATCGCAATGATCCAGAACAGCTTGGTCGTGTTCGCGTTCGTTGTTTCGGTTGGCACACTGAAGATAAGAAAAAGATCGCAACGAATGATCTTCCTTGGGCTCATCCAACTATTCCTGTGAATCATCCTGCAGTGTACACACCAAAAGAAGGCGATATGGTGTTTGGTTTCTTTATGGATGGTGACAATGCTCAAAATCCAGTGATCATGGGAGTGTTTCCAGGAAAACCAGAAAAGAAACCAAGATACGAAGATGGATTTAGTGATCCACGAAAGAGTTTTGGCGATGCACCAAAACGACCAGATGATAATGCAGAAGCCTATCCAAAGTCAAAGTATCTAAAAGAAGCAACAACGAATCGTCTTGCTCGCGGCAAGGCAGATAGTACAATTATTGCAACACGAAAAAAGAATCTTAAGAAGGGTGTGAAGTCTGCTGGTGGTGTGACTTGGTCAGAGCCAGCACCAGCATTTGCTCCGAAATATCCATATAATTATGCGCTAGAAACAGAATCAGGTCATGCATTTGAACTAGATGACACTCCAGGAAAAGAAAGAGTGCATCTAGCACATCGCAATGGTTCATACTTTGAGATTGACAAAGACGGCAATAAAGTCGAACGAGTGCAAAAAGACAACTATGAAGTCATCATGGGCGATGATTTCATTTATGTAAAGGGTAAAGCAGTTATCACCGTCGAAGGTAATTTTAATCTTAAAACTGCAACAGTGAATATTGAGGCTGCTGCAATTAATATGGCAGCTGATGGTGCAATTAAGATAAAAGGCAGTTCAGTGAATATTGAATCTACAGGTTCAATGGATCTCAAGGCTGGCGGTGGTGGCAAATTTACCGCAGGGGGTCGTTTGGATCTCAAAGGATCCACAGCAGGACTTGCTGGATCTGTTGTTGATATTCCTGCAGGAAAAGTCAATCTTCAGGGCGGTTCTGTTGCTTCCGCTTCTGGTGCAGGTTTAACTGGTGGCGGAACTCAAGCTGGCGAAGGCGAAGCGTCTGCAGCAACTGCTGCTCAAACTGCAGCAACTGCCGCAGGAAATAATGCAGTTTCAACATTGGGTGGAAACTTTGCAGCTGCAGCCTCTGCCGCAGCAGGGACGGTCGCTGGAGCTGCAGCAAATGCAACTAGTGCAGTTACCTCTGCTCTTACTGGTGCAACTGCTGGTGGTGGTGCTCTTGGTGGTCTATCTGGTAGCACTCTTGGTAAGGCAGTTGGCGGATTAACTTCCTCTGTTTCTGGTGTGGTCGGCGATCTAAAAGCAACTCTCGATTCTACGATCAAAGATCTTGGCTCCTCTCTTCCAATCGGAGAAATTACAGCCAAGGTGGCAAATGCTGAATCTGCGATTAATACTGCAAGAGGAGATATTTTATCTCTAACTGGATCTTCGAAGAGTGAGATTTTAGGAAAGATTACTCAAGTTGCAACAGGCGCATCAGAAAAGAACATACCATTTAATATTGATATTGATGTTCAAAATGAAATAAACAAAATTCAAAATAAAGGATTAAGCGAGATTGTCACCATAACAGGAAAACGGCTATATCCAAAAACTGAAACCGTAAACATTGCCCCAACCTCGGCAAATACAGGAGGATAAAATGGGATTTGTAACGAAAGCAGAAGCATATATCATTTCTGAACTCAAGTCGACAATTATGGACCGACTCCATATGGGCGGTTCTTTCTTACAGCAGATTCCAACAGTCACGATTGGTGGACTTCCTGTTGCAATTAAGCAGGGTGGTCTTGGTGCGATTGGCGGACAACTTGGAGGAATTATCTCTCAGGTTCAAGCCGCAGCTGGAGCGATTACTGCAATTACTCAAAATCCTATGTCTTTAGTAGAGGGTGCAGTCAGCTCGCAGATCTCTGGGTTGAGTAGTCAAATTACAGCTGTTACGGGTAAACTTTCTGGCGGTCAATTAAGCGCATTAACAAACGGAATCACTGGAATACAGAATGCTCTTACTGATTTTCAGGCGCATACTCAGTTACTTTCAGGGCAAGCAACCTCTATCTCTGACACCATTCCTGATTTCAATAAACTTAAAGATGCTGGTAGCAATTTAAGTGGATTAACGGGAGAGTCACCAAACAGTTTTATTCAAAATACTGCTTCAGCACTATTCTCAGACACCAAACTTACGAATATATCAAACTCTCTACAATATGTGGTTGGGCAAAAATTAGACCAGATCTCTCGATTAGATTCAGTGACTGATGCAGCTCAGATAACCACTCTCGTTAACGATTGCCAACTCCTTATAAATAATCATGCAAATACTATGAACGCTGTGGTTGACTCTGATACGCATGCATTCAACGAAGCAAGCAATACTTTAACCTCTGCAACAACAGTAGTTGGTATGGCTTCTCAGTTTACGGATACAAGTAGTGTCGGATATGCATTGTTTAGTCGAATTGGAACTGCGAGCGCAAAGACGGCATTTAACACTGCAGCGTCTGCAACGGAAACCTAAAGATGGGATTAGCAACAAGAACATTCAGTGATATCGATATGGATTTTATGCCAAATCCGATCACTGATGACATTCTTAAGAAAACAAATGAGAATGCGATCGCTCAGTCTATCGGTAATCTCTTACAGACAGCGCATTATGAGAGATTATTTAATCCAGAACTCGGATGCAATTTAAAGAGATACTTGTTTGAGCCAATAGATAATATTACAACAAATAATATAATCGAAGAAATTACAAAAACAATTGTTAATTACGAGACTCGAGTTCAGTTACTTGATGTTTCCGCGAACCCTGATTATGAGAATAATGGATATGATGTTTCTATTAAATTTATTATTCGAAATGATCCACAACCAATTACAATCACCTTCTTCTTAGAACGAGTAAGATAACATGGCAAACATTGACGCAAAACTTCAAGTTGCTGAATTAGATTTCGATACAATCAAAAGAAATCTAAAGGAGTTCATGCAGGCTCAATCAGAGTTCAGCGATTACAACTTTGAAGGATCAGGTTTGTCTACTCTTCTCGATGTTCTTGCATATAATACTCATTATATGGGTTACTATTTAAATATGGTAGCCAACGAAATGTTTATTGATACCGCACTTACTCGCGGTGCAGTTGTTTCTCACGCTAAACTATTAGGATATACTCCTCGTTCACGCGTTGCAGCAAAAGCTGCAGTTGATCTAACAATTACTCCAGTTGCGAATGATTCAAATAGTTCTATTGTAATTCCTCGTTTCACACGATTTATCTCTGAAACAAAAGACGGTACTAACTACATCTTCGTGACACCGTCTGCTCGTATTGTATCTAAGAATACAACAACTGGATTGTTTAATGTTGAGAACTTAGAAATCAAAGAAGGGCAACCAGTAACATTCTCATACACCTATAACTCTCAAACAAACCCAAATCAAGTATTTGAATTGCAAGATAGCGGCATTGATACCTCAACTTTATTTGTCGCTGTACAAAAATCAACGCAAAATGCTAACCTAGAAACATTTGTGTTAGCGCAAGACGCAACTGATGTTGATGAGACAGCAGCGGTTTATTATCTTGAAGAAAATAAAAATGGTCGCTATCAGATTTATTTCGGTGATGATGTAATTGGAAAGAAACTCTCAGACGGAAATATTGTCATTGTTTCTTATGTTGTGACCTCTGGTTTATCTGCAAATGGATTAAAATCATTTCGTTTACTTGATAGTATTCTAACAAATACAACAACTACAGTAACATTGCGAAGCGAATCATCTGCTGGTGCTTTAGCAGAAACCATTGATCAGATTAAGTTTACAGCACCAAAGTCTTATATTGCTCAAAATCGCGCTGTAACAAAGAACGATTATATCGCATTGATTAATCGCGACTATCCATACTTCGAAGCAGTCAATGTTTGGGGTGGGGAGGATAATGAGCCTCCAGTATTTGGTAAAGTATTTTTCACAGCAAAACCACTCGGTGGATATGAAATAACCACAACAGAAATTGAATTTGTGAAGAACAATGTAATCAAACCATTCTCTGTTCTAACAGTAACACCAGAGTATGTTGCTGCTGACTATAATTATCTAAACCTTTCTGTTGATGTAAATTTCGATCCAACAAAAACAAATAAAACTGCAGAAGAAGTTAAAACCACAATTGTTACTGCAGTTCGCAATTTTGCAAATACTAGTTTAGATACCTTTAATAATTCATTTAAGGTTTCTCAGTTATCTCGTGTAATCGATGATTCTGAGAATTCAATTACTAGTAACGATGTTAAGGTTATCATTGAGAAAAGATTTGCTCCTGACACAACTCGCTCACAAAGTTATTCAATTAATTTTGGCACCGAATTACAGCAAGGCACAACTCTTCAAAGACTTACATCAACACCATCTTTCACCTATGTTGATAGTGCAAATGTTGAGAGAGAATGTTTTATTGAAGAAGTTCTTCAATCTTATACTGGTGTTGAGGAGATTGAAGTCACTGCTCCAGGCAGTGGCTTTACAACAACGCCATCCGTTATTATTGAAGGTGATGGTACAGGTGCGATAGCACAAGCACTCGTTGTAAACGGATCAATACGAAAGATTCAAATCGTAAATGCTGGCACAGGATATACCTCTGCTACAGCAAGAATTGATGGTGGTGGCGGAACTGGTGCAGTTTTGCGACCAATATTGCAGGGAAGATATGGTCAATTGAAGATCTTCACTATTGTGAATAGTATTAAGAAAACAGTTGTTGAGAATATCGGCACAATTAACTATAAAACTGGTTTGGTAACTTTAAATAATTTCTTCCCAACTGCAGTTTCTGATCCATTTGGAACTCTTGTAATAAAAGCAACACCAACAAAGAAAATATTCTCGTCAGAAAGAAACAGAATTATAACTCTCGATCTATCTGATCCTACTGCATTGTCAGTCACCGTAAACGCAATTATTGAGTAATAATATGGCGGCAGCTGAAAAAACAGTATCAGCATTAGTTCAAACGCAACTTCCCGATTTCATTAACGGAAATCATCCGCAGTTCAAGCGTTTCATAGAACTATACTACTCTTGGCTAGAGCAAAATGCTCCTGCTGGTATGTCCAATACTGCAGGCAATACAATTTATCATGCCATGCAAATTGGCGATTACAGAGATATCGATGAAACTCCAGATGAGTTTATTCGATACTTTAAAGATGAATTGCTTCCACATTTCCCAGAAAATCCTTCGCTCGACATTAAAAAGATTCTCAAGAGCGCAAGAGAATATTATAATAAAAAGGGTAGTGAAGAATCACTCAAGTGGCTATTCAAGGCATTATATGACACTGATTTAGAAGTCAACTATCCTAAAGAACAGATTTTGATTGCATCAGATGGTAAATGGAAAAAGCCAAGAGCATTTCGTATTACTGTCGGCGAATCAAATAAAAATGTTGATGTTAATCTACTAGAAAAGAAACTTGTCGTTGGTACAATTTCTGGCGCGACCTGTATTATTGAGTCCGCTAATCGCAGCATTGATGAAACAAATGGTAGGGAAGTCATCGAGATTTATATCTCGAACATTACCAAATACTTTAATAATGGTGAAGATATTGTTGTAAATTATGTCGACGCAAATGGTGTTGATAAAGTATTCCGTGAAAGAATTATTGGCACTCTATCAAATGTTCGTGTTGATTCAAACATTCGTACTGATCCAACACAGCGCCGTCGTGGATTGCTATACAATGTTGGCGATCCAGTTGTAATTACTGGCGGTCTTGGTACTTCTGCAGAAGCCAATGATGCTGCTGCAATAGTCGGTAATGTAACTCGTGGATCTATTGAAGCCGTTACACCAACATTCTTAGGTTATGGTTATCGAGAATACTATAACACTCAAGTCGTTGTTCTAAGAACAATTGGTGTTGATGATGATGAAGCAAACTCATCAACTGATCTTCGAGTCATTGCTCTTAATACTTCTGCATGCACATCGAATAGTCAAAAGAATTATCTAGAATCAATCACTTATGATAAGACCTCTATTGAATTTTTAGGAGATACTTTGATTAGTGCAGCAAATTTTGCACCAATGACTCCAAACAATATCAATATTATTCTCAATGCAACAGAAGAGGACTATACAGATTATTTCGAAAACTTCGAAAAAGTCTGGGCTAATGGAAATAATCAATTTGATGCATTATTTGTTGGTTATGTTGGAACACCAAATGGTAATACTGCAATTAGTGGAACCGTTAGTATATACGGTGATACATCATTAACAGGCACTGTTGAAGTATATGGTAATACTGCAATATCTGGTGCAGTGAGTGTTGATACATCTCTTGGAACTAAAACTGTTACTGGAACTGGCACAACATTCACAGCTGATTTCTCAGCTGGTCAGTTCATTAGAATTAAATTGCCAAGTAATATTTTATCAACACATGAAATTGCTTCTGTTGTTAGCGACACGCAACTAACACTAACAACGGATTTTCCGTTTACAGTCGCGTCACAGCCAGCATACAAAGCAAATTTAACTGTTAAAGGCAGTGGAACATCATTCTCTACTGAATTAACAGTGGGCGATATGATTTCAGTTAATGGAACTGTAAAACAAGTTGCTACAATCGCATCTGATACTTTACTAACAGTTGACTCTCTTTTCCCATTCTCAAGTTCTGGTAACACAATTTATGATAGTGTAGAAAGCACATCAACAGCTGTTATTGGAAGTAATACAAAATTCTCATATGAATTAAAAGCGGGACAAACATTAAGAGTTGATGGTGAAGATCAAACGATCTCAGCAATTACAAATAATGAACATCTTACTGTCACTTCTGCATATTCTACAACTGTAACAAATGAAAATGCTTATAGAATTGGTGTATTTGCTGATTACATTGGACCAGATGCTACTGACTCACTTTTAATCTATGATGCACAATATTCTGGTTCTTTAGCACAAATTTTAGCAGGACCAGGAGCAACATTGGCTGCAGTCAATAGTGGTAAGACTTGGACTATCGCTGCAGTAAGTCCTCCATATGGAGTTCCAATTCCTGCGAATGCAGAATCAATGATTGTTCAAGGATTAGATTTTGAGACAGTCAATACTGGTGGTATCTCTGCAATTTCTGTATTAGAAGGTGGTTTCGGATTTCGTGCCGAGCCATCTCTTCAAATTAGTTCTCACTATGACACTAATTGGTCTGAAGATTACGACTATAACAATTCACTAGAACAAGATACCAAGATAGGATTGTGGCAAGACTTTTCTGATCTTGGAGTGCTCGCTCATGTGTACATTAATAGTGGTGGCACTGAGTATACAGTAGGTGATGGATTAATTTTTGTTGGTCGCGGTTATGGCGCAAATGGATATGTGCAATCTGTTGCATCTAATGGTGCAATCACTTCCGTTGTTCTTGATAATCGAGGAGAAGGATATCTCGAACGACCAGAAATTATTGTGAATCGCTCCTCGGTAACATATGACACATTGAGTGGAACTGCAACAGTAAATAATAGAAGTAACCTTGTTACTGGATCATCAACAACTTTCTTATCTGACTTTTCAAATAAGAGTGTGATTCGTATTAATAGTGAAGTTCGACGAGTCGTTGCGATTACAAACAATACAATATTACTTGTCAATTCTGCATTTACTGCAAATGCAACAGGTCAGACAATTCAAAGAAGAGATGGTGACGAAGCATCATTAACAGGCTATCTATTTGGCGACGGATTCCAAGAAACAATTGACACCTCAGCAATCGGTCGTGTGCAGGATATTCGTTTGTTATACCGTGGCTATGATTATGTTTCTACGCCAACTATCTCACTAAAAGTTCTTGATACTGTTGTTGATGCTCTCGATGAAGCAGATACTGTTTATGAACAAGAATATATCTATCAAGGAACAACGCTCCAGAACTCAACATTCCGAGCGAATGTTAAATCCTACAATAGAACAACGAATGTTCTTCGACTATACAATTACTCAGGCACAATTAATGTCGAGCAGTCACTAGTTACTGCAAATAATCTTTACATCGATGTTGATGTCAGCGAGAGAGTTCCAGTTCCTGTTCGTGGTGTTCTTGTTGGAACTGGTCCATCAACATTCTATCCAGAATCTGTTGCTGATCTACCAAATCCAATGTACTATGGAAATGGTCGCGCTCGCGCTAATGCACAGTTCGCAAACGGTCTTATCGAGTTTAATGGATTCTTCTTAAACACTGATGGCTTCCCAAGTGCTGATAAAGTTCTTCAAGATAATACAATCTATCACAACTTCTCATATGTTATTCAAGCAGAAAAAGATTTAATCGAATATGAGAATACAATAAAGAATATCTCGCACCCAGCTGGAATGTCGCTAACTGCAAAAAGAATTGCGCAAAGCGAGGATAACGCTGCAATTGTCCTATCATCAAATGCCGATGTGTTTTTACCAAAATATGATTCTTCTCGTGTAAGTGTGTTGAATTCTAGATCAAATACGATTACTGGATATGGAGCAGACTTCACAAGCAGCATTGGTGGTGGTGCTGCAAATACAAAGGTTAATGTTGGTGATTTGTTTATCTTGAATTATAGTGGTGCATTTACCTCAAATTCTATTGGAAATGATCCTTCTCTCAGAACACAAACAAAGGTTGTTACTGAGGTTCTCTCAAACACATCTTTAAATGTTGAGGGTGACTTTATAATCACTGGTCAGGGTAGAGCCAATAGCAATACAGTTTATAATGCATTAACTGGTACAGTGACAATTAATCCTGCTGTGACAGGAACAGCTGTTCTAAATCCAGCAATTACTGGTACTGTAAATGTTAATGAGAAAATTACAGGAACAGTTAATGTCTACACAACTAATGTTGTTGTCGGTAATGCTACATCGTTCACAACACAAGTTCTTGTAAATGACATTCTAACAATCAATAATCAAGTAAGAAGAATTACTTCGATTACAAATAATCAACATTTGCTTGTAAATGCTGTGTTCAATTATGCAGGAACTGATAATGTTGCATATCTCTCAAATGTAGTTGTTTTGGGTATCGGAACCTCATTTGTAGGAAATGTCTTTATCGGTGATATTTTTACAGTTAATAACGAAATCCGCGAAGTGACCTTTGTCAATGCAGCGGATCGACTTGAGGTAAATGCTGCATTTACATATCCAGCAAATACTCAATTACTATATCTTCGCTCAAATGTTGTGACAGGATCTGGAACAAACTTTGATCCGCAAATTAATGTTGGCGACATAATTACTATTAATAGTGAGCCTCGGACAGTCACCGTAGTCGTAAATGATACAACGCTAAAGGTGAATAGCAATTATACACACCATGCAACTGGAGCATCGATCTATAAACAAAATAATATTATTCTTGGTTCTGGTACAAACTTCACAGGACAACTCGCTGCAAATGATATTATTAAAGTAAATAATCAAATTCGCGAAGTCATAACTGTCACTGATGGAACTCGTGTAACGGTTAATGCGCCATTTATCTATTTCGGCGCAGGAAATGGCATACAGAAACTACAAAATACTATTGTTCAAATCTCTGGTAATGTGAACGCCATTTCTGATATGATTGTTGCAGGTGATAATCTATCGTTTAATATTGCAGTTGCAAATGTTTATAAGGCTCAAACAGGAACTGTTCAAGTACACACACAAAATGGTAAGGTTGTAGGAACTGCAACTGCCTTTAGCACAGACTTGGTTGTTGGCGATTTCGTTGCTGTAAATAACGAGATTCGACAAGTTGTGAATATTGCGAGCGGAACAGTTATGAATGTTAACTCCGCATTCGAAGATGCTGCAACTGGAGCAACCTTATACAGAAGAGCCACAGTACAAAACGCAAATGTTGTTTCGATATCTTCTAATAACATTACATTAAATATCGCCGTTCCAGCGAATGTTTCTGGATTAGTTTATCATGTGATTCCAAATTACTCTCTTGGTACAACCTTATCTGGAACTGTGAATGTCCTATCAAGTAGTGTTGTCGTTACGGGTAATACGACATCGCCAAATGTAACTTACTTTGTTGGTAATGTTGCAGTCGGAATGAGTATCACTGTAAATAATGAGACTCGAGTTATTGCATCAATTACTAATAACGATACTCTAACCGTTACATCTGCATTCACGAATGCGGCGCAAGATAAATATTTGACCACGAATCAATCATATGACTATAGGGTCGTAACTCTAACTAAAGATCTTGGATAAACAATGAAAGCATTAATCTCGCCATTTTTCGGTAAGTTCCTTGCAGAGGACATCAAAAGTCAGTTCTCGAATGATGCCAATGTTTATATTGGTATTGGTAGATCGGTAGACTTTGGTTCCTCTGTAACAGATGTTGATCCTGTGCTTTATTCTACAATTGATATTAATTCAATCTATAGAAACCTTATCGGATTAAAGAAAATTCAATCTAACGATATGCAGTTAGTTGTTGCTCGCCGCGATTGGGTTTCTGGGATAGCCTATGATCAATATGAAGATCATGTGAATATTTTTAACTATGTTGATATTAATAATATCGGCACTGCGAATGCAAATGCAAATACTACTCTAACAGGAACAGTAAGTATTGCTGCTTCTAATGTTGTGGTTGGTACTGGAACTTCTTTCTCAAATTACATTTTCCCTGGAGATCAAATTGCAGTTAATCTTGCTGTAAAGACGGTTGTTTCCGTTACAAATGGTGATCATTTAATTGTAAGCAGTAATTTTGCAAATACGAATACTGGTGGTTCAATTGTTCTCGTAAAAAATAGTACAACGGTTGTTGCAAACTCAGCAGACTTCAGTTCTCGTGTAGCAGGAGATATTGTAAGAATTAATACGGACGATAGACAAATTGTTGCTGTTCGAAGCAGTAAAGTTATTGCTTTAAATACTGCACTCACTTATTCAAATTCTAATATTACAGTGTCTACAATTGCTAATACTTATCCGCTAACTGCAAATAATTTTTATGTTCGTAACAGTCGTGATCAAGTCTTTAAGTGCCTCTTTGATAATAATAATGCAGTTTCAACAGTAGAGCCAACCATCGATATCGATGGACAATTACCAGAAAGTCCATTCATTCAAACAGGTGATGGATATAAATGGAAGTATTTGTATACCATTCCAGCTGGTTTAAAACAGAAATTCTTTAACTCAAAATGGATGCCAGTTCTAACAGACCAAGCAGTTGTTGCTGGATCTGTTGATGGTGCTATCGATGTTATTGAAGTTTTGTGGGGTGGTTCTGGTCATGTTGCAGGAGGAAACTCCAACACCGCTCGTATCATATCCGTTACGGGAACTGACGGAGCAAATGCTAATCTAATGGCAAGAGTTGAGAGTGGTGTAATCACTGGTGTGACGATCTTGGCTGGTGGTAATAATTATACTCTTGGTACTGTGGAAGTTGATGACAATGATAAACTTGGTACTGTTACATTACCAGGAACAGTTAATGTTTCTGGCTCAATCGTCACAGCCAATCTCTCGAACAATCCATACTTCCTCGCCAATGTGTTTCCAAACGACATTGTCACAGTTAATACAGAATCTCGAAATGTTGTTACTGTTTCTGCAACACAGCTCTCATTGAATGCAGCTGTAAATAATTCGGCTTGCACTCAAACTGCAGTTATTACTCGTTCAGATGCTGAGTTTAACATTCAATTCTCTCCAGGTGGAGGTCATGGATCAAACCCATTCGAAGAGTTAGGATGCCATACTCTAATGATTTCTACAGAATTAGTTGGAACAGAAAACGATACCATCCCAGTAAGTCAGGTTGCTCAGCTCTTCGACTTTAATCAAGTTTCGATTATCCAGGATCCGATATATCGATTTGCAAACAACACAACTCGATATGCAAATTCGAATAGTTTGAGAGCAACGACTCGTCTATTTGTTGCGGATCCAGGTGTATCGAACTTTGTTCAAGATGAAACTGTTTATGTGGGTTCTACTGTTAGCAATGCTTCTGGCGTCGCTAATGTTGCTCACTGGGATCCAGGCGATAATTATTTGTATATAAATAATATAACTGGTACTTTTGCTGTCCAGGACGCGATAAAAGGCGAGTCTTCAGGAATCTCTATTCCAATTATAGAAATTGCGAATTCTGAGATTAAAGCATTTAGTGGAACTTTATTGTATACCGAAAATCGCAAAAATGTTGTTCGACTAGACAATCAGATCGACCAAATTAAAATTATCCTATCATTCTAGGTAAAAAGACATGGAATTTAACATTGAACCGTATTATGATGATTTTGAGGATAATGCGCGCGATAACAACTATATGCGCATTCTCTTCAAGCCAGGAAAAGCAGTCCAGGCTCGTGAACTCACACAGATGCAGTCTATTCTACAGAATCAGATTAAGCAGTTCGGCGACCATGTTTTTCAAGACGGTTCCCCTGTTATTGGTGGTAATTTAACTCTCGATAATAAAGTCCGTCACATCAAGCTCCTAGAAACATTTAATAATGTCGATATTGAGATCGAAGATTTCGATCGTAAGGTTATTCGCAATACTTCTGGATCAGTACAAGCAAAGGTTCTTGCAACCTATTTCCCAACAGATGGTACACCTACTCTTATCGTAAAATATCTCACAGGTCTTGAGTTTCAAGACGGTGATATTATTAAAATTGCGGGAACAAGCACACAAGCCCAGTTAATCGCCTCTAATGCGAGCGGTCAAGCCACAGTCGTTTCTATTAATGAAGGTGTATTCTATGTTGATGGATTCTTCGTGCAAGTTTCCGATCAAACAGTTGTTGCTGCCGCTTATGATGTAACTGCAAATGTTAAGGTTGGTCTTGAGATTAATGACACGATTGTTGACAGCGAAATCGATACAACCCTATTAGATCCAGCTCAAGGCTCATTTAACTATCAGGCTCCAGGTGGCGACCGATATCAGTTCAATCTAACACTCTCAACTCGCCCACTTGATTCTATTATCGACGAAGCGCAATTCTTCGAATTGATGCGCCTCGAAAATGGTATTATCACAAAGCAAGTTAAGTACCCAATCTATGCTGAGTTAGAAAAAACTCTTGCTCGCCGCACCTTTGACGAATCTGGCGACTATACTGTTCGCCCATTCCGCGCATCCGTAATGGATGGCACTGATGCAAATAACTATACAATTATCATTGAGCCAGGAAAAGCATATGTTAAGGGTTTTGAATTCGAAACCCTCGGACAAGTTAAGATTGATGTTGAGAAGCCAAGAAGCGCAGCTGATGTGAAATCAATTGTTGATGTTGATGTTGATACCTCTTCTGGAAATTATCTCTATGTAACATCTATCGTCTCTCCAGGACAAGGCAATGCATTTATTAACATTGCTGCCATGGAAAAGGTTGATATTCACTGCGGTACTGCAACACAAATCAATGTCGGTCTCGGCAGTTCTGCTGCAAACGGAATTATCTATCAGAATACAAAGATCGGTACAGCAAGAGTTCGCGACTTTGTTCGCGATGATAATAGCACAGAGTCGATTGTAGACAGTAATGGTGTCTATAGAGTTTATTTGACTGATGTTAACATTGTTCCAAAGGTTCTCCGCGCTGCTGGTTCTCATACATCAGATACAATCAATGTTGCTTTTGGTCAATTTATGCCAAGAAGCAACGGATTGTACAGCAATGTATCGCTAACGATTCTACCAATTAAATTAGATCCAGTCGCTGATGTGACTGTTGCATATGCAAACTCTTTCAATGTAAACGCAAATGCGAGTGGAACATTCACAAGTAAGATTGCAGTCGGTGATATTATTCGCGTTGGCGAATTCGCAAAAGAAGTTCTTCGAGTCGACTCTGGAAATCTAGTTGTCAATTCTATTTTCTCTTATGCTATGGCATGTACAGCATCAAATCCATTAGTTGTGTATAAACAATCTACACACACTCAAAATGTCACAGGTCAAACAAGAACCGTGTCTAACTCATGGTGGCAATTAGATTATGCCACACTAAAACTAGACCGCCCATTTGATAATCTAGGTGTGCCAGACTCAAACACAGTATTCCAATTAAACTTTGGTATTGATGACGCTGAGTGTATAGTTTCTGGTGTTGCGGTTGCAAACTCATTGCTTGCAAATGTTAATACGGCAATGAATGTTGCGATCGATTCTAAACTTATTAATGGTGATGTGGTGCTATCTGAGTCTCAGGACAAGGTATTCATCTATCAACTTCCTGGAACATTCGTAGCAAGAACATCAATCAATAATGTTGATTACGAACACGATAAGGCTATTTTAAATAAGGTAGTTTCTGCAACTCCTGGTGTCTTCATTATCGGTGCAGGTGATCTTTCAACAGCAACAATTCCGTGGTCAGGAACAACTAGTTCTATTCGTCAAAATCTTGTGGTTGCAGTTCGTGATAATGGTGGCTCATCTACTCCGAATGGAGCAATATTAAATCTCACATCAGCCAATGTTACAGTAACCTCTAGTCAAATTACTATCGACTCAGGTGACGCTTCACTACAATCAATTGACGCAATTGTTCGCGTTAAGGT